TACTACAAATCATCGCGCATCCCATTTAATGATAAATCAGGAAATATAATTTTAAATGAAAACATGTGGAATCACGCAAGGAATCAGCAAAGAAATTGGGAAACTATAACTCAAATAATTAGCTTACGAACACAAATTTTTGACATAACTTTTCCAGTAAATAATGAAAATTTATGGACATTTGAATTCGAAGTTGAAACCCCAGCTGTGTTTGGTCCACCTGAAAATCCCACAGAAATGTTATTATCAGATGCTGAGGCTGTGCCCATGTTAGTGGGATTAAAAAACAAAATAGAGTTAGACCCAATAATATTTACTAGCGGGGACAATCAAAATATATGGTTTGAATGTTTGACATAAATATATATTAACGGGAAATTATTATGATCGAAGCTACAGACATTGAAAAAAAGAGTTTGGAAGCGCATGTTGAATTATGTGCTGAACGTTATAATGCTTTAAATACCAGACTTGAGAATGTAGATCACAAAATATCTGAATTATCTGACATGATTTGTAAGGTCCACGGAATCGTCGAAAAAATGGCAGAAAAAAGAAATGATCAAATAATTGGATGGGGAGTAGGGATAATAACATTTTTAATTAGCACTACCGGTTATTTAATAATGCACTACGTACTAAAATGAACGACAAAGAATTAGAAAAATTATTTCTCTCTGAGTTTAATACTAACATTAAAAATTTAATTTGGCAAAATACCAACGGAGATTATGAATTATTTGATAGATATCAAATAATTATTGAAAAACCTATATATCGGGTTTTTGACGGTGATACAGAAGTTGGACTTTTTCATAGTACCAAAACAGCATTAAGTTGGTGTATAGCTGACAAATATAAAAAATACAATCTAGCTCGAGATATAATGATGTTAGATAATAAACTTAATTTACTAACGACAGACATTAAAATTAGATCAAATGTAGCAGAGCGTAGTAAAAATAACAATTTCCGTGATTTAATTGTAGCAAAATTAGAAACTAAAATTATTCATAAAAAACAAATAGAATTACAATTAAATAAATGTGTAAATTGGGCTAAATACTGTCAACAAAGAGGATTTAATAATGAAACTGTTCGAACTAGCATCAACCAAACCATCAAAGCAAGCCGCTAAAGTCTTTGAAAGTTATTTTGGCGATAGCATCAATATTGATGTTATGTCTGGACGTCAAGCTCGATTAATGTTAAATAAAGTACGTAATTTAGTTAACGAGCATCGTCAAACAACTGCCTTCCACAATAGTGAACAAGATCCAACATATTTAAAATTAATGATGATGGAAAAAGTATTGGCTACTAAAGTTAAAGAAACTTCAACAGTGCCAGTAGGCGCTGCCGCCGGTGCTCAGCAAAATGTGCAAAATCAACAGCAAAATGTAGCAAATCCTAATCCCACAGTAGCTGCCGGACAAGCGGCCGCAAAAGCAAAACAACAAGCACAAGTTAATAGCATTAGTGATCCTAAGTTAAAAATGGCAATGCAAAAAGCTACACAAGGACAAACATTAAATCCGCAAGATCAGCAATTAGTAGCCAATGCCGCCCTTAAAACTGAAAGTAAACAACTTAGACATCAACTCTATCACATATTACGAGAAAGTGAAGTACAACAGGCTCAAGTAGTTTTGGCTTCTCAAGACATGGTTGATGAAGTACAAAAAATGTTAGAGCAAGTTACAAGTATGCAATTTAAAGATTTGCCGGCGTTAGTTGATCAAATTAAAAATCAAGTCGGCATAGAACAAGCAACACAATTTAATGCAGATGCTACTGCAGCACTTAGTGGGCTAGTACAAAACTTACAATCTACTAAACAACAATTAGATCAAGCCTTAGGAGTGGTCACTGGGCAGGCTACCCCAATTATACCTGGGCAAGATGAATTAGGCAATGAGCCTGATATGAACATGGATTTAGGCAATGAGCCTGATATGAACATGGATTTAGACAATGAGCCTGACGAAGAACCTGCTAATCCTGAGGCAACAGGTACTGATTTTGGTCGAGCTAAACGTTAAAAATGTTAATTTTTGAAGTCGAAAATACTAGTATCAATACTGGCAAACTCACGGCACTAGCAAAATTTTTATCTGGTCGTGCCGATGATACCAATTCAAAAAAACAAATATCTACTAACGTGTTTATTAAACTCGCACAAAGTCTCGGGGTTAATATTACAGCTGACACAATAGGTGATTTAATTTCTCAGCCACCATTATCTAATGTATTAGAACCTTACGAACCAAATTCCAATATAATAAAGTTTAAAGGAAATACTGATACTTCAAATACCTTAATGAATGTTAATCAAGCGGAACAAATAGTAAATCAAAATGCTAAAGCCGCAATGAAACGCGGAATGAAAAAATAATTATCAATTTGATTAACTAACGGTTGCCCAATAATTCAAATTCAAGTAAACTAAATAGTAAGTTAAAACGTTATATAGTTATAACTTCATCAAAAGGAGAACTAATATGAAAAAGTTTTTATTAGCAAGTTTACTAGCAATGTCATTAATCGGAGTATCAAACGCTCAAGCACATGGCCCATACAGAATGGGTGGGTGGCACGGCGGATATTATGGATGCGGCGGATGCTGGGTAGCTCCGGCTGTAATTGGCGGAGTAATCGGGTACGAATTGAGTCGTCCAAACACAGTGGTAGTTGAACAGCCTTCTGTCGTTTATACACAACCTCCAGTTGTTGTTACACCTAGTGTTGTTCAACAACCACCAGCAGGTTATCACTGGCAACAAATTACTGATCCTGCGACTAATACACAGAAAATGGCGCTGGTCCCAAACTAATGGCTTATTCACCGCAGTTGATTGATCACTATGAGAATCCACGTAATGTAGGATCTTTTGATAAAAATGATCCTACAGTGGGTACCGGTATGGTCGGTGCACCAGCTTGTGGAGATGTAATGCGACTTCAAATAAAGGTAGAAAATGGTATCATCACAGATGCAAGATTCAAGACATATGGTTGCGGTAGTGCGATTGCTTCAAGCTCGCTGGTCACAGAATGGGTTAAAGGTAAAACACTTGACGCCGCGGCACAGATTAAGAATAGCGAGATTGCTCAAGAGCTTGCACTTCCGCCAGTTAAGATCCACTGTTCAATACTTGCGGAAGACGCAATCAAAGCGGCCGTAAATGATTACCGTAACAGAAAAAGCTCAAACTAAAATCAAAGAAAACCTAAACAAACGCGGTAAAGGTGTTGGTATTCATGTGGGCGTAAAAACTACAGGGTGTAGCGGGTTAGCATATACCTTAGAATACATTGACGAGAATAACAAAATTAGTGGTATGATTGATGATGTCTGGCAAGACTTTATCGTCAGAATAGATTTAAAAAATGAGCCTTATCTCAAAGGTATGACTATAGATTATATAAAAAACGGTCTCAACGAAGGGTTTGAATTCAAAAATCCAAATGAACGTGATAAATGCGGATGCGGTAAATCATTTAGAGTTTAATTTAGTTGATTAAGAAATAAATTTATGTTATAATTAACATAATGTATAATCAAAAATTTAATTATCAATTATTATCTAGAACTACTGACGAAGGCAAACGTGTTTATTTAACACCAGACGGTAAAAAAGTCCCATCAGTAACTACAGTACTTTCGGCCACCCAACCCGAAGATAAAAAACAAGCACTTAACGAATGGCGCAAAAGAGTCGGAATAGAAAACGCTCAAAAAATTACGACAGAAGCTGCCAATCGCGGCACTCGCATGCACACGTACTTAGAGCATTACGTTAAAACTGGCGAAATGAAAGATAGAGGATCTAATCCATTTGGGTGGGCAAGTCACGCAATGGCAGAAACTGTTATTAAAACAGGATTATCCAAAGTGAATGAAATTTGGGGAGTGGAAATACCTTTATATTTTCCTAAACTATATGCTGGTACGACCGATGGAGTTGGGATACACCTAGGTGAAGAAGCAATACTTGATTATAAACAAACAAATAAACCTAAAAAACGTGAATGGATTGATGATTATTTTCTTCAACTTGCCGCTTATGCATTAGCTCATAATGAAGTTTATGGCACTAATATACGCAAAGGCGTGGTATTAATGTGCGTTAAGCCTGCAACGGATGAGATGGGCAATTTACTAGAGGCACCAGTTTACCAAGAGTTTATTTTAGAAAATAAAGATTTTGATTATTGGTCTAATGAATGGTGGAAACGATTAGAACTGTATTACTTGGCAAGCTAAATAGTAATTAATAAGGAATAATACAGTGGCAATAGTTCAAATTAGTCAAATAACTAATCGCATGGGGTTAGCCATCGATTTGCCCCAATTGGCCGGGGCTGAATTAGGATGGAGCACAGACACACGCCAACTTTGGATAGGTAATGGTACTTTAGCCGAAGGTGCTCCGGTAGTAGGCAATACCGAAATTCTCACAGAATTTTCAGATATTTTAAATTTATCTGCCAGCTATACATACAAAGGTACGGCTGCCGGTTATACGGTTCAAACAGGGCCTACTTTAGGCACCCCGGTATCGCAAAGCCTTCAACTCTGGTTAGATCAGTGGGCATCAGTA